GGACTGGTACGCCAGCGAATCCTCCGAAGGTTCAGATCCCTGGCGGAGCTCTTCCAACCGGAATCACGAATTCACGCTTGAATCTCGCGTTCCTTGGAGCCGCTTATCAAGCGGATGGTTTATAACTAGGGATCGGCCCCGAAGATCCCGAGTTTACATTAGTTTCACTAAATGAAACGGTTGACGAACAATCGTATTGTCGAGTCAACTAGCTGAAAAAGTGTTTTTCGCTTTTTAGCGGCATCCTTTGGTGCATTTTCCATTAGTGAGGTAACTAATGGGTAGAAGCTTCTTGCAGCGATAACAGATGTCTGTATCGTGCTCTGCAAGAAGAGCTTCACATTGGGCTTCGATATCGCTATCGAACCTTGGATCCCCTTCTTCGGGGGGATCATCGTATTCGCAATCGTCGCATACGAAATCGGGACCATGAGGCTCGAAGCATTTCGACTCGTGGGGCCCCTTCCTGGAAACTGTCTGGGGGCGCGTTAGCGCAGGAGCCTCGTGCTCCACGTCGCCGTTAGGCGTAAGTGGGGTAGGGGGCTCCGGAGTATTACCCCAGACTTTTTGTTCCGGGCCACGTTCCGGAACCAAAAGCTCAGCGGTGGGTTCTAACCCAATCTCCGATCCTGGCCGCTGGTATGCCTTCCCAAGGGACGGCATATAGATGATTTGCGCAATTCGGCGACCTAATTGCGACACATCTTCGTCTGTCTTAGACGCGCCGTAAACTTTGTGAGGCGGATGGCAGCTTGTGATAAAGATGCGTCGTGCGAGGAATTGACGACTCGCACCCTTGACTTCGATCCTGTAAGGGTATCGGTCAAGGAGTCTAAGCAGAATGTGGAAGTCGCAGAAATCGCTGCGAAAGTCATCGAAGATGACGTCTTCATGGGCGTCATAGCCCTCAAACCATTTGCCATTCTTGCCAGAGACCCATGGATCGGCGCAAGACTGAAATGCAAATTTGGATTTGCCAACGCCAGTGGGGCCATAAATCCAATACACTTCGGGAATCCAATCCCGACCAGGCTCCATATACTTGAGCATGGTTTCGGCAACTTTGATAGCTTGATAGCTATCAACGTTTTCGACTATATGCTTCATTCCGTATCCATCGCGAATGAGGTTGCGGACGGAATGAATGTCATTCCGCTTGCCTTGTTGTTTGTCAACATCTTTGACAGATTCTCGGGCACCAGCTTCGATGACAAGGTCGCCATCTTTTTCACAGTAGCTAATATTTTGAGCTTCTGTGCCCTTACAGGCTTCCCAATGGCCTGGATAGCCATCATACCCTGAAGGGAGTTTGATGGTGTGTGTGAAGAGTTTGCGAACTCCTGACAACGCACGCGGATTCGGGAACCTAACATAGCCTTGGTAGTGTTCTCTTTTCGAATTCGGGCAAATTTCTTTACCAACGTAAAGATATTCGACGGTCCAATCTTCGAAGTAGGTTTGACCTGGTTCGTCACCGTCCCAAAACATGGTGAAGCACCATTTTCTGGATTTGACTGCTGTTGAAGCGGGCATCAGAATGGTCTCGGAACAGGCTTGTCGAGTATGAGTTCCGATCAAATTTTTTTAAGAAATAAAAAATCCATTCATATCATTGAGTCGACAACAGACATGTTGTGTACTCGACGAATCTCATATTGCATATGTAGTGCATGTGTGTTTGACAGACGCACTGCCGAATATCTTGATTACCTTCGAGATCATGGCATCGACCCAGATAAGGATCCGGTAATCCAAGCCCAATATACTATCACGACCGGTAATCAGCGAGTGAGAGCAGGTGGTCCGACCAGGACGACGAAGCCATCCGGCCCTCGGGTGGGCGCCAAAAATCATAGCGCTTAGCGGCAGTTGCTATCCAATAGATAGACGAGGCCCCCGGAGGGGAGCCCTTTTCGTGCGCTAATCTAGTGGTGACCAATTAAAACGAATGTTACATTATTTAACAGGACGTTTTTGGGCGCGCGAAGCGCGCAGCGACGATCGTACAGAATGGTAACTACCATTTTTTGTGGATTCACCACTATTATTACAATGAGATGTTCCCCCCGAGGGGGCATTGATCTATGCAGTGGCAACCACCCCTTTATGGGGTGATTAATTGGGGACCACAGGATTACCGGCTGAGTGCGCCCTGGGAGCAGACCATCCCGACACACGAGCGCCTTACATCAATTAATATTTTTTTTGGAAAAAAATTACGAGCTGTTATAGTGAGTATGCCACGCATTGCATATAGTCGTCCTGCCCCGGCAAGGCGGCAGGCAGCGCCACGGCGAACCACAACAGTCCGCCGGGCTCCGGTGAAGCGAGCTCCTGCTCGCGCTCCGGCGAAGCGCCCCACAAGATCCTCTGGCTCTATGTTTGCCAAAGCGGGAAGCGGTTTGGGAGGCGCTTTGGGGTCCGCGTTTGGACCAGTAGGTACCGCGGCAGGAACCGTGTTGGGTGGAATCGGCGGAAGCATGCTGAGCAAGATTCTTGGGCACGGTGACTATGCTGTGAGCAATGCTCCTGTAGTGAAGGAGAATACGTTGCTCACAAATGCTGCTAACATTCCTCAGTTTGGTACTGGAAAGGTTGCGGCGAACTTTAGGCATCGCGAGTTTCTTGGCGATGTCTACAGTTCATCGACAGCCGGCGCGTTCAAGATCGATAGTTATCCAATTAACCCTGGTCTTGACACGACGTTTCCTTGGCTGTCGGGCGTTGTTGGTGCGAAGTTTCAGCAGTATCGCATCAATGGGATGACGTTCGAGTTTCGAAGTATGTCGTCCGATGCGTTGAATTCAACCAACACCGCTCTTGGATCAGTGATCATGTCTACTGACTATGATTCAGCTGACACTGTCTTTCAGTCCAAGCAGGAAATGGAGAACACCGAGTATGGAGTCTCCTGCAAGCCGAGCGTCAATATGATGCACGGTATTGAGTGTGCGCGTTTCCAGACGCCGGTTTCGGAGCTCTACATCAGAGCTTTCGATGTGCCGGCTGGAAAAGACATCCGGCTTTATGATCTCGGTCGTTTCTCGATCGCATCTGTCGGATGTCAGGGCACCAATGTGAACCTTGGTGAGCTATGGGTGACCTATGATATCGATGCCTTTAAGGCTATCGAGCAAGCCCCTAATTATCTGTCTCCAGTTTCCCAATGGCAACTGAATGGGGTAACAGATGAGCTTTCACTTGGGGCTTCGCAAACCGAGCTGATTGATCAGATCGGTGTCGCATTTGAGTACAAAGAGGGTATTTCCTCTTTCATTCTTCCTTCTGACATGTCTCCCGGCACAAAGATCTCCATGTATTATGGAGTCTATGGTGCGTCGACTGCGGGAGTATCAATCATGTCAGCTGTTCCTCTCAATGGATTGACCTTGTACGGTTCATCCATGAACACTCCTTATCCCGGTCCAACAGCAACTGTTGATTTTCGAGGACAGTATGTTGTATTTATTTATGACGGGACTGGTACGCCAGCGAATCCTCCGAAGGTTCAGATCCCTGGCGGAGCTCTTCCAACCGGAATCACGAATTCACGCTTGAATCTCGCGTTCCTTGGAGCCGCTTATCAAGCGGATGGTTTGTGACTGGGGATCGTCGCTGACGATCCTGAGTACACATTAGTCTCACAAAATGAGACTGTTGATGAGCAATCTTATTGCCGCGTAAACTAGCCGAAAAAACGTTTTTTCGCTTATTAGCGACACCCTTTGGTGCATTTTCCATTAGTTAGGTAACTAATGGGGAGAAGCATTTTGCATCGATAACAGACGTCTGTATCGTGCTCTGCGAGAAGAGCCTCGCATTGTGCTTCGAAATCGCTATCGAATCTTGGATCCCCATTTTCGGGGGGTTCATCAAATTCGCAATCGTCGCAGACGAAATCGGGTCCATGGGGTTCAAAGCATTTTGACTCTTTGGGCCCCGTCCTTAAAATCGTCTGGGGGCGCGTTAGCGCAGGAGCCCCCTGGTCGACGTCGCCGGATGGCGTAAGTTGGGTAGGGGGCTCCGTAGTATTACCCCAGACTTTTCGTTCCGGGCCATGTTCCGGAATCAAAAGCTCAGCGGAGGGCTCCTGCCCTATCTCCGATCCGCTGAGTTGATATGCCTTCCCGAGGGACGGCATATAGATGATTTGAGCAATTCGGCGACCTAATTGCTGCACATCCTCGTCCGACGCAGTCGAGCTGTACACTTTATGTGGTGCATGACAGCTCGTAATGAATATGCGTCGCGCAAGGAACTGGCGGCTTGCCCCCTTGACTTCGACCCGGTAGGGATATCGGTCAAGCAGTCTTAGTAAGACGTGGAAGGGGCAAAAGTCATTGCGAAAGTCATCGAAGATGACGTCTTCGTGGGCGTCATAGCCTTCGAACCATTTGCCGTCTTTGCCGGAGACCCAGGGATTCGCGCAAGAGTCAAATGCATATTTGGATTTTCCAGCGCCAGTCGGACCGTAAATCCAAAACACTTCTGGAATCCAGTTTCTGCCGGGTTCCAGATATTTGAGCATAGTCTCAGCGATTTTAATCGCTTGGCCGGTGTTGATCGTATCAACAATCTCAAACATACCAGCGCCTTTCTTGATCATGTTACGGACGAGTAAAATGTCAGTGCGCTTACCTTGTTTCTTTTCGACCTGATTAGGGTCTTTGACAACCTCAGGTTGGCCAGCTTCAAGAACAAGGTTGTCATCTTTGCTGCAATAAGCAATGTTTGCAGCTTCGGAGCCTTTGCAGGCCTCCCAATGACCGGGGTAACCCATGTTTCCGTCAGGAAGTTTAATCTCGTGCGTAAAGAGTTTTCTAACTCCTCCTAACGCACGAGGATTAGGAAATCGAACGTAACCTTGATAGTGTTCGCGTTTCGATTTCGGACAAACTTCGCAGCCTACATAAATGTAGTCAACGCCCCAACCGTCGAAGTAATCAGGGCCAGGTTGGTCCCCATCCCAGAACATGGTGAAGCACCATTTTCGTGATTTGGCGGCTGCGGTAACAGGCATCGTTTGAGGTGTAGTCTCGGAACGAGTATGTGTTCCGAGAATATTTTTTAAAATAAAAAATAAATTGGGATTCCATACCAACAAGAATGCCACGTATAGTGTGCATGCGACAGGTCGCCTATTGTTTATGCAATAGGTGCATACAAGAACGACGTTATGAGGAGTATCTTGAGTACTTGCGCGAGCTCGGCATCAATCCTGATGACGATCCGGTAATCCGGTGTCAACAGCTAGTCATGGCTACCTACACCGGGCGAGGAACCACAAGTGGTCCGACCAGGACGACTCAGCCATCCGCCCCTCGGGTAGGCACAAAAAACAAAAGCGCTTAGCGATCTTGGAGTTTCATCAAAGAAAGTCTACTCTGCTGAATTGTACGAAAAAATCAAAGAGAATGTTAAAGCTAACACCAAACTGAAATCCGATTACGACAAAGCGATTAGGGAGTGGAATGATTCAAAGGATATTGAAGCGGACATTCGCGGACGATATGGTGAAGTGATTCAAAAGTATTCAGAACTTGAATCTTATTGTCAAAGAATGAAGTACGATTATATGCCACCCGCTTCACGTCTGCGCTGTAATTCAGCC